TGATAATTTGCCTTTGATCATCAATGTAGTGTCTCTCTTGGATGAATTAAAGAGAAAAAGCAGGATGTATTATGTGGAGCACAATATGTATCTTCGAAACTTGATAGATGACAATTTGATTGCAATCGCGACAGCTGGAAACAGCACCATCCAAGTCCGACCGTTTGATATCAAACATCGAGGCAGGAAGTATCCATATACCATGTTTATCCTCTATGTAGCTGCAGATCTTGAAGAGTTCCGTCAAAATCGAAATGCAGGTAATTGGGGGGAGTACTAAGCATGTCTGGTGAAGACACATATACAGTGATGAACCACTGATAAAAAAACTTAGCGAGATTCAATCTGAACCCAATCCAATCATGGCTTACTATCAAATCCTCAAGGAATCGCCTTATCGAGAGTATCTCTCATCCCAATTGGAGAACCATTTACAAGCAGCATCATTAGAGGATGCTAGTGTTCGATATGTTGTCCCAGAAATTAAGATCGAGAAAACACCATTGAAGAAAAAAGAATCTTTCGTGTCGAAACCGACAGATGTACGCTTACCGGCAAGACTAGCTAGTCCATTGATACCATATCCTGCAGAAATTCGTGATTTGTGCCGAGGTACATTCTCGGGTGAAAAAGATATGATCCATGGCCACCACTACTCCCAACTCACCACTCTGAATAAAGTATTCGCTGCTTGTATTGAGGCCAATGTCATCCCTCAGGGCGAATTACGTTTCGATATGGATTCCCTAAAACGATGCGGCCGCCAATCTTATTCACATCGTGAAGATCTCATTAATTTAGCAACTTTATCGTGTGCAAAGCGTGCAACAAAACATGATCTATCAATCAGTGCAAATGATGCAATTCCGTTTGACGTCGCTGTATCGAATGTTTCCAAGTACACATCATTCATTATAATGGTTCAGAGACTTCGGGTCCACATTGCAAAGGAATCCACATTCCCAGTGTTCAAAACTGCGGCAGTTCCTTCATCTAAAGATGATGCAGGTTACACAATGTTCTCAAACGGTGTGTATATCTACCAATCAAACAGGGAATCGAACTGTTTCTGCATAATGGCCTGTGGGGGACATTTCAGAATTTATCATGAAAAATTGAATTATTGGTTCTGCGGTCCAACTTCTTATTTCGATTACATCTTTACGATAGCAGACATTCTAAACAATCTAGATGTACTGAGGAATTGCGAAGAGTATTCCTGGGCAGCAGGGATGTTTAAGCTCATGATAGAGTTTGCCGAGCATGAAGGTCACCATCGAGAGCAGGTTGATTTCATGAAAACACTCGAGGGATTCCTGCTCAATATGTCAGATTATGATGAAGAATTTGCAATGAATTGGAAGCCAATCCTGGAAGCTGTAGAAGAACTGTGGAAATTAGATCAAGTGATCTCAGGAGTCAAGTATGATATGGGATTACCATTGAGTCTCCTTAGGAAGCTAAACTTTGTGTATCCTACACAGTCTTTCCTCTGCAAATTCATAAGTGAAGGATGTAAATTGTCACGTACTCATTTACAGGAGATCTCTGCACTACATAAACTAATATTTTATGCAGAAGTCAATGCCGAGGCAGGCGTCCTCAAGTTTCTGAAACGTGTGCACACAAAACGTCATGTAGACCATCATGCTATTAGGAATTTGACTCGATTAGCCAAATTACAATTCTTCACAGCTTACAGGAGAAGACATAAAATGATACCGCAGATTATCGGGCCACCAGCAAAAGTAAAGATGCTCGAAACATACGGGAGCAAGTCCGATGTTCAGAGAGTGGAGGCTCTACCTTTGAGCTGGTGGGATGAGATCAAAATATTCAATTGCATGGACAACACCTTGACAGATGACCCATTGGAATTCGCAAAAGACAAGGGTGCCTTGAAATCAAAAATATCATTCGGGCCTGGAGATAGTAGGAAGGAATTATTGCAGGTAATCGAGACAGAGGATTATTGCTTGAAAGACTTCTTTGCAGGGAGGCAGATCAAACCAAAACAGACATGTGTAAAGAGGACACATCAAAAGGAAGAACCAGAGGAGATGTCTGATCCTGCAAGATTGATTGAAAAAGAAAGAGAACAGAAATACGAAGCACGTTTATTTGCAAATGGTGAGCTTAGTAACAAACACGCATTGAGTCTGGTTGCAGCAAGGATGAAGAAAGCCTTATCTTACTTTGATGAACAACTTATGACACCAACGGACAAAAAACGGAAAGCTCTCATACACGAAGCTGCAAGGGAGCTGTCACAGAAAGACAATTATTCCCTCCTCCTGGATATCGAGGGACACAATCAATCTATGCAATATGAAAATACCCATGAACTTGCCGAATTTCTGGGCAATCTCTTTGGGTATGACGGCTGGGGAGATCTTGCACATTATTTCTCTCAACTCACGGTTTACCATTATGATGAATATCTAGATGATGTTATAGAGTCACACGGTCAATATGGCGGCATAGAGGGGTGGCTGAATCCCTTTTGGACATTGCATACAACACTCATGATGAAACTCTTAAGAATAATGACGGATGTGGATGTGAAGACAATCATGGTATACTCCGATGACGTCAATGCGATTGTACAGATAAAGCAGTCCTCCGAACCTATGATCCAGTCTGTTTTTTCGAAGATCATGAGTCATTGTACAAAGTTTGGAATGACAATCAAGTACTCACAAACAAACCTCTCCAAGCATCGAATCACAATGCTGAGACAACATTACGCTGACGGTATCCGGGCAGATTCCACTCTGAAACGATTGATTTCTGTCAGTGCAGGGAATAATCCCGTACTAGTGTCAGATGAATTAGAAGTATCAGGAATCTGTTCTTCTGCATCGTCCGCTATGGAATTGAGCAATCATCATGAGGCATGTGCATATTTGAAAAATTACAAATTAGGGTTACTACTTTGTCGCATGCCGCACATGATACTATCACATCTTCATGATAATAGTATGGTATCATCAAATGAATTACCCGAGAAATTGGCCAATTTACTTTACTATTCAAAGGAAGAGAAATCACTTCTAGATTTGAACCATAATCCCGATCTGTATGCAGCAGCCAAAAATGACATTGCAGCCTATCTGAATCGCAACGCAAATCATATGAATGACACATTGCTGTGTACAGCCCTGACTTCAATATATGGTGTGGGGGTAGCAGAATCGCGGTTGGTAGACAGCCCCGATAGAGTTCTTTATCTACAAGTATACGACGAATTTCTCCAAGACCTTCTGTTCTTCTGGACATATTTGCCTACGTCCCTAGGTGGATTAGGAGCGTCACTACATCTGAATCTTATGCTGTCAGGCCATAGTATTGGCATGTCAAAGTCTCTCCATTATTTGCACCTGTGGACCCATAAGTTCTCTTGCAACAAATCGTATTTCTTGAAATATCTGTCTACTACATTAAGCGTTGCCATGGATGATAGCAAGAATACGATGGAGGATAGGGTTGTGACAAATACATGGCCTTCCGATCAAAGGATCTGTCCGGCAACTACCAGTGTCCAGCAATCCATAAAGAGTATGGTCAGAAGATTTACTGTTAACAAAAAGATCCGTGAGATGTTCGATCTGTCAGATGATAGAGAAGGGTTGGCACAGGAGCTGGTTTCTATATTTAGAAATAACTTCCATGCCAGAATTGTCCAATTCTATCATGAAAACACGTCCATCCACTTCATTGACCTACTCATTAGCAAGATTGAAACCAGTTCAGGATTATTGACAAAGGTCAAGAACATAACACGCTTAAGGAATTCCTTATGTCATAGGGCGATCGAAAATATCCGAAGTGGATCAACGACAAATCGAACATACTTTTTTGATCTGAATGAAAACTCTGATATCATTGAGTGTTTGCTAACGCGTAAAATTACAATGTTTCCGAAAATATCATTTATAGAGGTTGAAGAAGTTCTGTACGATGACAAAATAGAAGAAGTTGAAATGGCAGCTTCCCTCATCACAGTCAGAAGGTGTGCACCCACCCATTACAGGAATGGCATTCGAGTTTATGATGATCCAAAGGTCGGAAATGAGGTGCTCTACAAAGGAGAATTGCTTGACAATGACAGATTGCTGGGGAACAAAGAAGAGCTATTAGCTGCCAAGCTGGTAGCAGTTACGAAGTGGTTTTTAATGAAGCATAATATGATGGCATTACCCAAAACAGAGCTCGAGAACCTTGATATCCTCAAAGCCTGCAATCTGTCCCTATCCACTCTCACTAATCAAACATTCCAAGACCTATTCCACTTTGCACCGTCAGAAACAGGAGGGGAAATTTTACATCGGATTCCGAATATAC